TTTTTTTCTAGTTAATTTAGAAGCTGGGATTCTATATGCCAATTCGGTTTTAGGACGATCCATACCATCTTGGATGGGTTTGAAGAAGAATGGATAATTAACCGAGATCGGTACAACTTTATCCGTGAACATTTTCTTAGCATCGGCACCTGATTTTGATAATACCCCAAATCTTGAATCACTGGACATTGTGGCTTGATTAACAAGTTCTGACGAAGCCATAAATGAAAATCCTGATCGTCTGTTTTTAAGGTAACACATCCCGTAACATCTGGTATCTGCTTTACATGCTTCCCAGAAGTAAAAGAATAATTTATTGGCTTCTCTATAATCTGCTGCTCCAATGTCAATTTTTGACCACTGTAAGTAAGTGTAATGAGTACCAGTAATATAATTAGGAGTACCATTGTTATAATACCAATACCCTTCTTCTCTTCTATTAAATTCTTCTTCGATATAATCAAACCATTTTTCTTTAAATTCTAGTGGATATTCATCCCATTCAAAAGTGCTTTTAATTCTACTTAGTTCTTTTGGAAAGATTTGTTTTTCCCAATATTGTTCTTCTTTTTTTTCGCTTCTTTTAAACGCTTTGTTAACTGCTGGTAAAGCAATTCTGAGATTTTGAATTTCAATGATTTCTCCAATCTGTCCTGTTTTACTTATAACAATAAAATCATAATCAGAGTTATATCCATACACCCATTTTTTATGACGATTTTGTTTCTTAAGAATCTTAGGATTAACTACATCTTTTAATATCTTGAATAATGTTTGTTGATACTTCATTATTTAGATCTTTTTTCAGGTGAAATAGAATAAGATCTTTTAGGTTTATCATCTTCTTTTGTTTTTCCTTCTAATATCGCTTCTTCTTCTTCCATCCGGTTGAGAATTTCAAAAGCATCAAATATAGCAAGTTTTTTTGTTGCTGCAGCATTTTTAAGTCTATCTGCGGAAACATCATCTGAAGTATCCACAATCGGTTCTTTAGCCACTTTGATAAGTTCCTCAACTGCAATGTGCCCAGCTTGGATTATACTCTTTTTCGTTTCCTTCGTATTCATGTTTTATAACAATATCATTTGATTTCATACAATATAATAATTTTCCATCTATAACAAATTCGAACTCTCCTACTGGTTTAAAAGATACTAACATATCTTTATATATACCTAATTTATTTAAATATAAATTATCATATTTTAATATACCAATATTTGGTTCACGCTTCCTATTATATAGTGGATTAGTATTATGAATAGGTGATACAAAACATCTATTCATAAAACTTAACCATTCTTTATCTTTTTTATATAGATAAATTTGATCAGCAGCGCAGAAATATAAATCTTCTTTAAAATAAGATCTACTATTTTTTTCCTTACCTTTCATGTCATAGAATCTTCTAAATACATTATGATGTATAATAACTCTATCACCTATTTTAATATGTGTTGGAAAAGCTGTGGGAATACCCATAACTATAGCTTCTTTACTAACTGCTTTAAAATCTTCTATTTTAGTATTTAAAACTAATTCTTTATTATTAACCTTTTTTGTATTGTTGTATCTTTTTGCTATAGGTTTAATAATAAAATCATAAACGCTATTCATTATATACTAAGTCGTATTCTACAGAAATAGCCATGTTAGGATTAAACTTTTTCCAAGCTAAGGTTTCATCTCCTTTCTCTATCCACACCATATAAGAATTATCTTCTTTATCATGTAATATACACGATATAGTATGTCCTCCATATACTTCTTGGCCAACTGAATAATGCATTGCATCATTTTTATAATCAGAACCTATACTAATTTTTCTAATATTATTCGACATTTTCTAATACTTTTAAATCTGCCTTTTCTTCTTCTTTATTTTCAGTTTCTATAACAGTATATTCTCCTGTTTCTAGATTTATGTTAATAGCCCCATATTCTTTTTCTAACTCATGTTTAAAAGCATCAACTTCTTTATTTTTTTCTCCAAATTGATGTAATAACCCATGTTTTTGAGCTTCAAAATAACCTACGTTATTTAAGATATTGTTAAGATCTTGTTGTTGTTTTCTAATTGTTTCTAATTGTTCTTCTTTAATTTTCATTTAATTAAATTTATTGTTTGTTTTGTTTTGTTCTAGTTCTGGTCATTTAGACCTGTCTACCTAGTGTAGTTTGATAAGTTTGTATTGCGTTATATAAATCTAAGTGTTCAGTTCCATTAAGACGACTACCTATAACTCCGAAAGCTAATTCTCTATCACTGAACAAATCTGCGGTGCCTGTATCATTACGAGCTCCTAAATAAATATTATAATTTATTAATATCGAAGGAAACATAGCACTAGTATTAGTGGGGAGAAGAGGTAAACCTGCTTTGTAACAGTCTAAAGCGAAAGTAGTTCCTCGGGTGAGTGCAATAAACCCATTCGTCGTAATCAAGGGATTCATTGCGTCGCCCCACCATCTTCCATAAATAAATTTACGTGGAGGTGTGCCAGTAACGCTTGCTGGTCTAATGTACAAGTCAGCAACAATTTCAGTACATCCTATATCTACCCCATCGGTAGCGTTAGCAGTACGAGAATATATCCCTATTGTTCCTGCAGTATAAAATAGCAAGTCTACATTAGGATTGAAATGAGTGTCAGCAAATCCAGTTGTTCCATCAGGCGTCATTCCAGTTGCCGCATGTGTCCATCCACCACCAAAAGTAAGTCTAAAAGAAGTATCAAGATCTTGTGGATCTTTTAAATTATATTTATGAGTGGCTGCAGTTCCTCCTACTACAGGGTATATAGCTTGTAATTTTGTCCATATTCCCCCATTTTTCAAATCTATCACCAAATCGTTTATGGCGCTTTGTTCCGTAGGATCAGTAATCCCAGTTGCTATTATAAATGCTAAAGCATCAGGATCTAATCCACTACCACCTTGCCCAGGTAAGTTTACAATATTTGGTATAGTGTTACTAACTCCTAATTTCATACTAGAATAATACTAAAATATCATCTAATTCAGTTCCTCCAGTTGGATCAGTTGCTACAACTGATAATACTGATACTGGTAAAAAACTTCCTGCTGCAACACCTTTATATTCAACTTCTGTTCCCGCTTCATTTATAACTGTAATATCCATAGCTGCACCTATATATAATGCTGCTCCAGGTCCAGGCGTTTGATGAGGACCAGGATTTCCTACTAAACTAGTAGTATAAGTGTAAGCTGTTTTTTCATTCCAATATGGTACAGTATCAAAGTTATCTGGCATAGGTGTTATAGGATCTCCTAAAGCCCATGCGGGAGCTGCAGTAATTGATGCAACTTGTAATATACAATCTTCATCTGATCCACTTTGAGATACAGTAAGTTGATCACCAACTGTATAATTTATACCTCCATCACCAGCAGCTATAGTAGCACCAGTAACTATACCAGCTCCTACCGCAATTGTAATTTCTGCTCCAGAACCACCACCTGTAATAGCTCTACTATGTACAATTCCGGCAGTGTAATTATTTCCACCATCTACTATTGTTAATGTTGCTATCGTATTTTGTGGATAATCCAAGTCTGATAAAGCTATTGCATCGTGTGCAAATACTCTTGGTTCTTTTAATGTTGTTCCTATTGTACTCATTTTTTATTTTTTATAATGCTAATTTACCTATTTTCTTTAAAACTATCAATACTAATAATAATACTAGTGATATGTATATAAATTCTTTATATTTTTCCCACCATGATAATTCTCTAAATACTGCTTTTTCTACAGGGACTAAAGTCTCTATATATACAGTATCTCCTAGACATTCTACATCATGATGAATAATTTCTCGTAAAGTGTCGTAATAATATTTCAATACAACTCGCTCATTGTTTATAACTGTAGTAGTATCGTGTAATTTTATTATAGTGGTTGTATCATAATTATAGTTTTCTACCACCACTGTATCCCTAACTATTATAGTATCTTTCTGTGATAATTCAGGATGTTTAGTTATTAATCTATTTAATCTCTCTTGAGGAGAACAACAGATAAATAATAAACTTATTAATATTATTTTGATATAATTTTTGATAATGCTTTTTTTAACCATTCTTTTGTTTGATCTCCTTGAAATAAAAATAATGCTAGTGCTACACATAATATAGATAGAAAAGCAGTTAATCCTATATGATCATGATAAAAATAACAATATATATCTATCGCTATTAATTTTAATCCTATTAGATTAGTTATTAAGTTTTTGAATTTTGTCCACATAATTTAACCTGGTGTACATTGTCCAGCTAAACAACCACCTTCGCCTGTTTGATTACCAGATCCATCTTTTTGACTTTTTGTAGTACCACTCTTTTTTCTTTGTCTAAAATTTGCTATATTATCCCCAGTACCTACATTACGAAAAAATTCTTGTCTATTTTCCTTTCGGGTTGCTCGTGCACTAATTCGCTGACTTTTTGCTAATTCTCTCCTTGAATGCCGTGCATCGGCTTTCATATTTTGAGTATTATGTTTAGGAAATAATCCTAATCCCAAAACACCAGTCCCAGCTCTACCTTCTTTTTCATATATACTCCCTTTTACTTTATGTCTTTTAGCATATCGCTTAATTCTTTTCATTTCTGCTGCATCTTCATCAGATATAGTAACAGTCTCAGGAGTATCAATAGTTATTCTTTCACCGTGCGCTAATCGTGGATCATATGTTCTAACTTCCCCACTTTTTGATCTGTCTATAACAGTAGTTGGATCTATTTTGCTTTCTTGTTTTCTTGCCCACGCTTCACCTAAAGACGTAGGTGTGGAAGTATTAGATTCTGGATTAGTTATTTTCTCAAAATCTTCGTTGCTCACTAATCCTGCCACTTCTTGGAATAATGGTGTTTTATTACCTCTATATCCTTTTAATATATTTGCCATAATTATTTATTTATTGGAGTTTCTTTAACCCACTTTGCATGTCTAAAATTATATGTATAACCAGGATACATAACTTTTGTATAACCTCTATCATCTGTACCTAATACTTTAAAATCAACACCCTCCATAGTAATATCTCCACCAGGTATTATATTACTTGGTTGATTAATATCTTTACTATTTCTTTTATATCCAGTTGTTGATTTTTTCATTTTTTCTTTTTCGTGGTGCCTTTGGTTTCAATTACAAATTCTGGTAATGTTGAACCGCTTGTAGCAAAACTTTCTACTCCTAATGATCTACTAGAAGAACTTGGTAAAGCGCCAAATTTTTTCACTGCTCTTGCGGCGTTACCTTGATAAATTTTCTCCACTGCTTTTGCGTTCTCTTGCTTGATTGGATTTGGATTTTCTAAATCAACTTGTGATTGACCTGTTTCAAATTCTTCAGTTCCAGAATGTTGTGAAGTTGAACCTTCAATCATAATCTTGTCACCTGATTCATCTCTATCTCCTTTGTAAACATCATAATCCACGTTTCTTTGAGAATGTATAGTATGAATAGGTTTTGCCTTAAATTCAACAGGTTTTGTCGTTGTTGTTGTTGTCTTTTTAGTTTTTGATGTATCGGGTATTATTATTTTCTTTTTATATTTATTTTTATATTCTTCATATTTATCTGGATTAGCGTCCCAATAAGCTTGAGCTTCAGCTGGATCAACACCTGTTTCTGCATAAGTAGGACGGTCCGCTTCTAAGTTAACGGTAGTTGAATTATCGTCTTTATTTCTTACTCTAGAAATCTCTTTATAGTCTAATGCTTCTTGCCTTAATGCAGAATTGTTAATTAATCCTCTTTTTAGTAACCCGGAATATGGATTAGTTTTTTTACCATCTCTTGGTTTCATTTTAAATGCCATAATTTATCTTTTTAAAGGAATTTCTTTATTAAAAGCTTCTGCTTCCCAAGGAAATTTTTTAGAACCTTCTGGTATCCACTTACCTTTATATTTTATTTTACCGTTTTTTCTAGGATAAGTTTTCCCCTTCCAAGTTAAACTATTATCTTCATAATCTAATTCCCCAGCTTTCATTTGATCAACATGTATTTGTTCATGTGATATAGTATTAGCTTCTTGAGCAGGATCATTTATATTACTATTTATAGTTATAGTTCCATTTTTATTGGCTCTTCCATTTACTCCATCTTCTTCGTTTATTTTATATATAGAAGTAGGAAATAATGGGTAAGGGGGTTTTAAACGGAATGCCATAATTATTTATTTTTATTACCTTGAAACATACTAGCTAGTTTATTTTGAACATTATCTAACTGTTGTGCTCTTTTCTTACAACCACAATCTTCTTTCCCAACCGCGTTTGCAATACCATTAGCAACTTTATTTATACCTAGTTTTTTATTAACTTCATATATTTTAGTACCTATTCCTTTTGATTTCATTTGATTTTATTTTACACTATTTAAAAGCGTCAAAAAATTTACCTATACCAATACCAAACGCTATACCTGAGTATAATACATTTCCTTGCATTAATATTAATATTCCTATTCCACCAGCTAAACCTGATTGAAATAGTGGTGCACTAACTACTTTTTTAATTTTTTCCATTTTTTATTTTTTTGATTTTCTATCTTCTCTTTGTGCCTTTAGTGATGGATAATGTCCATATACACAATTTATAATTCCTTTAGGATTAGGGGCATTATGAGCTAATTTAATAGCAGATTTACCTCTTTTTATAGTATTAACTGGATATGTACCTTCTGGAGCTCCACCAGCTGGACCACAAAATACTTTTACATTGGGATATTCCCCAGCATTAGATCCTCCTTCTTTGGATTGATCTTTTCTTTGTTTTTTTGTTAATTTAGTCATTTTATAGGCTTTCATATTCACATGTTGCATCAAAAGATGGGCATGCTTTATTTGCAAAATCATTATGAGAATGTATACATGCTTCAGGGTACATAGCTTTTAAAGTTCTAAGTACACATAATAAAGCTTCTATTTGCTCATAATTTCTAGTATCTTTAGGCGTTTTACCATCTACTTCAACACCACCGCAATAACATATACCTATTGAATTTCTATTATGTCCTTTACAATGCGCCCCCATTTTAGCAATATCTCTACCTTTAAATATATTTCCTTCTAAGTCAATATAAAAATGATAACCTATATCACTCCATCCATTACCTTCTACATGCCATTTTTTAATGGTTTCTACAGGAATGTTTTGACCTTCTCTAGTAGCAGAACAATGTACAATTAATTTATTTATTTGCCTCATTCTTTTTTGATTTCTTTAACAAGTACCACTTATGTAAAGTGTATCCTAATGTAGCCCCTAATAATGCTATTTTCAATGTTGGTTCCAACCAATCACAACAACTAGCCATAAATGCACCTGTATTTAGCGCATATACTTTTATTGTATCTGCTATTTCCATAACGATTATTTATTAGCTCTTAAAACAGCGTTTCCTTTATATATAGGATATTCTTGTCCTGGTAATGGTATATTCTTAACAGGTTTAGTTTTTATATCGTTTACTTTTCCTGCTGGTTTCTGAGTTTGTCCTTGTGATGGCATAATTTTAATATTTTATAGTTTATAAATCTTTTGATGTTAATTTTCTAATCAACGACGACCTCCCGAACAACTCCCTCTATTACAACCAGATGTTTTTGAAGCTCTTTTTTGTTCACGTAATGCTCTTCTTCTAGTTCGTCTTTGTATTCTTGCACTACTTTGAGCTACTGGAGAAGCCGGATTCATTTGATCTGGTGGAACAGCCCCTGGATTAACTTGCATATTTAATTCTGCATTAGCTAAAGGTTGAGTTGGTGGAGTTCCTGCATTTACTGGTGTATTTTCTGCTAAATTATTTGAAGGAGGTACATTTCCAGCCAAATTTCTATATGTTTGTGCCGCTGCAGCTTTTTCTATTGATCCGGGCAATAATGTGGATCCTGGTGAAACGTTTGTTAATTGTTTTAATGGTGACATAATTATCTTGTTTTATCTTTGTTAACATTTTTAATTGAAGACATTAGCACTTTATCAGAATATTTATCAACTTTTGATAAAGTGGGTATGTCCTCTTCTCCGAGCATAATTCGGTACATTCGGCTTATTAGTTGCTTGCACTTGAAGGAAACTTTGTAGATATTGTATTTTTGTGTTGTCCTATTTCGCTTTCGCCAAACTACGATCCAACCCTCTTTTAATAATCTGTTCCAGCGCCTGTTGTCCCAACTGTAAGAGTATGTACCTTTTTTAAAATCATCTTTTGTAAAATAATCTATAGAATCTAAATATATTAGAAGTTCTAGGTCTGCATCTTTAATATTACACATTCGACAAGCCCATTTACGTACAATTCTATAATGTTTAAGTAAATTTAATTCTTTTAGATCTTTTGAAGTGAGTTTTCTCACTCTCCGGCTTTTCTTCTATGTCTTGCTTGTATACGTTGTCCTCTTTTCTTTGATATTGTTTTTGTTTTGGTTTTACGCTTCTCCCCATGTTTAGTATGTTTAATTACATTTACAGTTTTTTGGAATTTATCGTCTGGAACCCAAGAGTCTTCATTAATTTCAACGGTTTTTCTTTTGGTTCTGGACTTATTACTTCTATCATCCCTAACTCCTCTTGTGATATCCTTCTGAGTTACTGAATAATCATGATCTTTATCTGGATCTTCATGTCCAGATTGAGATACATTTGTATATGTAACTTTTCTTTGCGTTGTTGGACTTGCACCACCTCTCATTATCTTGTCTGTTAATTTTTGCATTCCTGCATTTTTTGGATTGTTCATTTTTTTTATTTTGTGTTATCTATTTTTTATTACTCTTTTAATATCTTTACCAAACATGGTCATTGCGCCGCTTGCAAATACACCAAGTTCAGCTACTTTTTGCTTTCGCTTTTTCCGTCTATCACCAGAACGAATATATTCTTCTTTTTTTAATCCTGTTTCTTTATTTACAATTTTATCAGGGTTACGTATATATGTAGGTCCATGTTCACCTTCTTTTTTAGCTTCACTTTTTTTTCTAGGTGCAGACACAGTATCCCATGGTTGTATAGCTGGACTTAGTATATTGCCTTTGCCATTACTGTTATTGTTTACTTGCGTAACCATATCTTGCATTCTTTTTTTCCTATGCCCCATAATTATTGTTTTATAACACAATTACTACATCATGTTCTTTTATTACTTTATATATATCTTTTTTTACTTCTAATTTAAAACCAGCTTGTTTATCATAATATATATCATCACCATCTTTAACACCTACTACATCTGTACCTATATTTAGTACTTTACCTTGCCGGTATCTAATATCTTCTCTATGTGATTCAGTAAGTAGTAAACCTCCTTTGGTTTTACTGTCTTCAACTTTAATATCTTCTATTACTATGTATTTACCTATTGCTCTCATGCGTCCTTAAATTATTAATTACACAATCTGTTGACAATATAGTAGTAGCTACTGAAGCCGCATTCTTTAATGCACTTTTAGTAACTAGTAAAGGATCAACAATTCCGGACTTTACCATATTTACCGTTTCTCCTGTAACCACATTCAATCCTTTACCATTCTTCAATGACAAGTTACTATAATCTATACTAGCATTTTCTAAAATTGTTCTATATGGAGCTTTTATTGCTTCTAATAGAACTTCTTCTCCTTTAGATTCTGCCGATGTATCATTTGAAGCATTTAATAAAGCTATTCCTCCTCCTGGAACAATACCTTCTTTAATTGCGGCTTTTGTAGCACATATTGCATCCTCTACTCTATCTCTTTTTTCCTTTAATTCTACTTCTGAACTAGCACCTACCTTAACAATAGCCACTTTTGCAGATAATCTTGCTAATCTTTTCTCTAAATTCTTTACTATTCCTGGGTGAGGAGCTTGTTTTATGCGATCTTTGATAGATTTCACTAAATTACCAACTTCTTCTGGAATATTTTCAACTTGTATTATAGTTTCTGTCTGATTTGTTACAGATTTCAAACATGTACCTAAGTGTTCTACTTGTATTAGGTCCATATCATCACCTAAATCCTCATTTATGATAGTTGCTCCAGTAAGTAATGCTAAATCATCTAATGTATCTCTTTTACTAACTCCATATATCGGTGCATCTATGATATTTACCTTTAAAGTACCTTTCATTTTATTCATAGCTAATGCTGATACCACTTGTTGCTCTGCATCACCAATAATTAGAAGAGGTTTGTTATTTTTTATAACATGTTCTAAAATATTCTGTATTTTCCTTATATTTTCTATGTTATTTTCAACTATTAGTACTAAAGGTTTGTCTAATTCAGCAGAATGTGTTTCTTTATTGGTTATAAAGTGAGGACTTTTCCAACCTCTATCATATTGTATACCTTCTACATTCTCAACAATAGTTTCGGGGAAATCATGTGTTTCCATTATAACTACACCTGTTTCATCAACCTGTCTAAAAGCTTTACCAATCAGTTCACCTAAAACTTTATCATTGTTAGATGAAATAGTAGCTACTTGATCAATTTTTTTACCATTAATACTTTCACTGTTCTTTTCTAAGTGCTTAATAACTTTGTCTACAGCAGAATTTATACCTTCTTTTAATGATCTACTATTTACGCTACCATTTAATTTATATGCTTCTTCTAATATTGCATATGCTAATACCGTAGCTGTTGTAGTTCCATCCCCCGCTTCTTTAACTGTCTTACGTGCTGCTTCTTTTAATAATTTAGCCCCCATATTTTCTACAGGATCTAATAATAATATAGAATCTGCAACTGTCACCCCGTCTTTAGTAATTGTAGGATTTCCACTACTATCTTCTAATATTACACATTTTCCACTTGCTCCTAATGTAGAGCTAACAGCTTGCGTAAGCTTTCTTATACCCTCAAACACTTTGTCTCGGGCATCAATACCAAAGTTTAAATGTTTGACAATTGTTTCATTTGTCATTTAATTAAATTTAATTGTTTTTTATATCTATAGAGCTATTGTAATAGGATTTAAACTACCAGCAACAACACATACTTTTAGCAATCCTTCAGTAGTATCATTATTAAACCATGTGCCCTCTGTTACATTCCAATTAGTTGTAATGGGTCCACCTACTATAGGTTGTTGTAACCAATGAAACCATGCCACTGATTTATTACTAGTAACACCGTGGCCATAGAATTTATTTAATTTTCCACCTTGAGGCGCATGATCCCAACCAGTTTTATCTGGATCTCCACCATAAGCAAAAGTTTCAGTAATATCAACTCCAGCATTATTAGTTGTAGTTTGATTAAGATCTGCTGCTAAAGCATCAATTGCTTGTAATCCTAATACATTAGTAGCAGGCGTAGTACCTGTCACATCGTATGCACTTACACCTAAAGTATTTTGGGCAAGAGGAGGTTCATTTCCTAATTCAAATGATACATAAAAATCTATATACACTTGTTTATTAATTATATAGTATCTTCCCCACTGTTGAACATATGCAAAGAAAGGAAGTGATCCATCTAAATCTTCTAATGTACCTGCTCCATCAAGTCCTTGAGTTACTAAAATAGGGGTGAATATGCCTTCTGCTTCGACTACACCACCACCACCACCAGCTGGTAATTGATATGTAGTTAATGTATCTGCTGTTAAATGTCCTGTTGCAGTAGTAGTTACACTAGTTATAGCATCAAAAGTAGCTCCATGAGCTAATTGTGCTGGAGTAACAGTAGTTTCTGTACGAGCATTAGCATCGTGAGTAACTGTAACTTTATTTGCAACTACAGCTGCAGTTGTAATATCTGTACCACCTTCGATATCTACTGTCTCGCCATCGGTTATAGTTTCACTACCAGTATCTCCCGTTAATATCCATGAAGACATACCTGTAGCTGGTGTAGCCCAAGTTGGTAAACCACCAGCTATAGTAAGTACGTCACCGTTACCAATAGGAGCTGAGGCAATTGTTAAAATTTCTAGCGTAGCCGGTGTAGCATCGTAATATAACATGTCTCCTTGGTCATAAGCGTCCTGTCCTGTACCTCCATGTGTAGCAAATAATTTACCACCGACATCAAATGTACCAGTTCCAGTTATAGTTTGACTTGTAATTCCACCAGCTAATCTCAATCCTGTATCACCTGTTGTTAAAGGATCAAAATCTAATGTTACACTTGTTACTGTACCTCCTGCACCACTAGGTACTAGACCTGCAATTTGATTAATCGACATTAATCTAGTAGCATTTTGATTTTTTGTATCTGATACTACAACTAATTCAGTTCCGTCCGGATTGGTTACGGGTGGATATGTGTATATTATTGCCATGTTTTAATATTTTCGTAATGTTAAATGCTTTGTGCGCTTCTTTAGTGATCTAAGAAAAATCCTTTTTGCTAGAGCTGTTGATGATATTTTATTGCGTTTCATTTAAATAATTTTTTTATATTGTTGTATAGTATAGCTATTCACACATAAATCAAGAAATTTACAAAAATAATCAATTTTTTCCCTCCTCCCCTATATAAGGTATATATAAGGATATAAGGATATATACTATAGGTAGTAAGATAATATAGAATATATTATCGTATATAGAGGTACCTAAGGAGATAGGGAATGGTACTGAAATAAAAAAGTTGTGAGATATATAGAACGTTGGGGTTACCCCCTCCCCTCCCCTCTTTTTTTTAAAACCAAAACGATATTTTTTTACCCAGCCCCCATGTTTCCTAGGATAATCATCGATCCCTTCCCCTCCCTCCCCCCTCCCCCACCCCTACCCTTTGGCCCCCTTTCAGCCCCTATCCATCTTCACAATCTCAATACGACCAATGATAGATAATATATATGTAAATCAATTAATAATAACTTAAAACAATTCAAATGAAATCAATTAACTTACCACTCGTTCTAACCGCTATCTTCTTTATCACTATCATATCTGTAGTAATATACAATGCAATAACAATTGGTATTCACATGCCAATATAACTTACAATCCAAATACGACTATCATTAGATAATATATATAACAAACAAAAACTAATTACAATGTTACCAACAATAATAATACAAATCATTTCTTTATCTTTAGTATCATGTTTTCTAATATTTGCTTTAATAAATAAAAAATGGAATAATGAAATAAAGAAATAATTCACAAACTAAATACGACTGCAAATAGATAATATAAATGTAAACAAACAAACAAATAAATTAAATTAATAACTAAATAAAAAATATCAATTATGACTAAATTAACTAAAAAAAGATTTGTAATAAGCAAATCACTAATCGGAAAAAATGTTGAAATAACTTTCACAAATAAAAAAGATGAAACTTATACTTACAATCACGACGAAGTATTTTCACTAAATCAAGAAAGATTACTAAGTATGAAATGTTTCAATGAGTATGGAAATTACACAAATAGTAATAAAATACCAAACTGGGCAAAGTAAACTCAGTTTGTATAAACATGAAGTGGACAGTCTGAGATTTTAAATCAAGAAAGTATTTCACTCATGAAACCATAGTCCAGTTAGTTCTATATTCCCTGGTAAATCAAATATGAATATATACATTCTCACTTGGAAGTTTGATAGTAGTTCGATTCTACTTATGAGAACTAATAATACTCTCTATCTTGTTGATAGACAAAGAGAAGAAGTATTAGACTTAAAACAAATTATTAACAAACTAACAAAAATACACTCTTATGACTAATAAAAATTACAACAAATTAAACAAGAAAACAGAATTAAAAATATATATAATAATAAGTATTTTACTAACAACAATTATCACACTTGACTATTTAAACGTAGGTTTACCATGTTTCTTTTAAGAAATTAGAAATCAATTAATTACAAACGAAATACGATACTCAATAGATAATATAATAAACAAACAAAATGTATAAATCAAATCACATAAAAACAAAGAAACTTAAACAAAATAATCAAATTTACATTGGTTTTTACTTAAAAGACTTATATTCAAATAGACTCTTAAATAAATTAATCACTAAAGTAAATAATTTTAATCACTCAGGTTTAACTTATTTTAACAAATTTGACTTACCAAAATCAATATTAGAAATTATATAAAAATAGAAATTATGACAAACTTAAAACTTAAACTAATCAAAATACTTATAAAATCACTTTATAAATATAACAAAAAAACTGATTCTTTCGACAAATACTTTGAAACAATCACTGATGATATTTACTCACTATTAAAATAAATAGAAATTATGAAAAAAATAATAATAACAATAAGTATATTCACTGTAGTATCATGTAATACACATAAAACAAGTTATACTCCAATAGAATTAGCAATAGAAAATGTAGAAAACTATATAGAATGGTTAGATGAAGATTTATTTCAAGGAAATATAAGTCAAGAAGAATATGACTTAATGAAAGAAACTTATTTAGAAACTTTAACACTATTAAATAAATAGAAATTATGGAAAATAAAGAAACTCTCGTAGAATTAATAGAAAATAACGAATTAACAGAATATCAACTTGATTACATACTAAAATGGATACAAGGTAATGGATATGTAAATGAATAAAAATAGAAATTATGAAAGAATATAAATGGAATGAAGATACTTTAAATCACTTTGGAATTATTTTTGATGGTTATTCAAGTGAGGAAATGTATAATATGATAAAAGAATTCGTAGAATTAAATTGTCAATTAGAAGAAGGAGAAACTGAGGAAGACTTAGTTGAAGATTTAATGAATAAAATATATAAAAAATGAATAAATACGTAAATAGAATATTAGATGAAGTGCATTTCAATTTTGAAAGACACTTTGATTATGATGAAGATAAAATAGAATTTGTAGAAGAATTAATATCAGAATTGAAAAACCTAATGAATAGATTAGAAGATGAATTAGAAGATAATGAAGATAATGATATCGACTACGTTGATGAAAACATACCTTTTGGTAGATTACCAAGATAAAAAATTAAATAAAAAAAATTATGTATAAAGTTAGATTAAGAAAACGATATGGAAAGTATTACAATGAAATAGCAATATTTCATGAAGAGTATTACGCTAGAGAATTCGTTGATGCAATTAAAAGTAAATTGTACAATGAAGTTATTACAATTGTAAAAGAAAATCACACTAGATATGAAAAAGTAATTTATAAATAATAAAAATATGAATAATAAAGATAAATATAAAGAAGCATTAAAAAGTGCTTGGCTAACTCAAACTTTCAGTAAAAGTATGCCAGAAAGAAAAGAAATTATAGTAGATAGTGGATATGTAACGACTCATTATAGTGGACCAGAAGGATACTCTGAGTATTCTACACTACAACGTGAAAACGCTGAAAACTATGCTCGAAAAGAATTATTAAAAGACAAGTATAAAGATTATAAATTAATAATTATAAAATAGAAATTATGACAGAAGATATAAAAATACAAGATTTAGGTGCGTGGTGTTGGGAGAATGCTATCGACCCATGGAGTGAGTTAATTCAAAATAAATTAACAACACAAGAATTTAATATAGTAATAAATCAATACAGAGCACTAATAATGAAAATAAAACAAGAGAAATTATGAAAGAAATAGAAGACATAACAGAAGCAGCGCAAATGCTAGCTAAGATTTATGAAGAGTTAAAAGAATTAAAAAAAGAATCTAAAGAATATTTAGAAAAGTTTTTAAAAGAAAATGAAGAAGCTCAAAAGCATTATCCTACAATACAAGATTATGATAACTGCGTAAGTGAATTCCATGATGAAGATGATTTGTTTTACTTTAGAATATATGATTTAGCAATATATAATCTAACAACTAGATTATTAAATAAATACAAATAAATAGAAATTATGGAAGATAAAGAAATAAAGTATTGGCACGGAACATCGTGGCATGGAAGTACTGTATATTCTACAATAGAAGAATTAAGAGTAATATTTGGTTCACCAGATTATGTAGGTGGAATAGATGATAAAGTTCAATTCGAGTGGCTATTAGATTTAGAAGTATCTAATTCGCTTGGAACTAATGCTAGAATAACGATTTATGATTGGAAAGAATTTAGAAAATATAATGAAGAAGAGTTAATTGAGTTTCATATCGGTGGTTTTTCACGTCAAATAACTAAATTAGCAGAGAAAGAAATTAAAAAATTAATAGAAATATTTAACGAAAATGAATGAAGAAAGAATAAAAATAGGTGCGAGACTAGTATTAACAGAAATACCGGTGAATATATGTTTTTATATTAAGCCAAGTAATTGGTTATTTGAAGACGAAGAAACTCGATATGAAATAATATGGAAGCAATTAAGAAAATCTCATCCACTTACAGCAAGAATAGCGATGGATAACACTAAAATATATAAATATTCCACTTGGATAGAAAATGTTCAAATACTATCGCAATAATTACAAACTAAATACGATATGTATCAGATAATATATATATGAAACGAAACGAATTAATAACCATAAAAAATAAATAAAATGGCAACAGTAAAATCAAAGAGATTTGTGATTAGAAAATCACTACTCGGACAAGGAACTCTAATTGAGTTCGTAAACAAAAGCGGTGATAAGATTACTTACGATCACGATAAAGCTTATGAAGTAATGAAAGAAACACTAGATAATCTAGCATGTTTTGAGAAGTATAAAAGCTATACTGCAACAAATAATATACCAAAATTAATCAGAGGAACTGAAGCGGTTGTTGAGAATATCTTAGCAGAGCCAAAAGAAACTGAAGATACAGAAGTAGAAATAGAAGTAGCAGCATAAGACTAGATAGTGAGGAAGAAGAAGTATGGCAATACAGAACCTCGAGCGGGTTGTAATCGCTCCTAGTCTCTAACAATTTAAAATAAATAAAATGAATAAAACAAAAGCAAGAAGATTTACAGTGTCTTCACGATTACAATTAGTAGGTAAAATATTAAAAACAACAGGAGTAATAGTATTCTCTATAGTATGGCTATATACATTTATAGAAGTATATGGACAAATATTAGCCTTTTACGGGTAGTAATTAATAGGTGAAAACAAGTAATAATAAAGGTATGAAATATACAAGACGAGAAATAATAGAAAAAACTAAAGCAAATGGTATGTATTTAACTATTTCTATTGATAGAGTAGGGAATATTTTAATTCCAAGTGACAAATCAAACTATCTAGGTTCAGGAGTAATAACTATTTATCGAGAAACTTTAGAAGAAATAATAGAGGAAGTAAATAATAATCAATGTTATGATAAGAAATATGGTAGTCCATATGGAAATGAAACATGTAAATTTAGTTAAAGATATGAAATTTAAAGTAATAAACGAAAGAACAAAAGAAGTTGTGGGTAGTGGATTAGCTATTTGCGCAGCTAGAGAAGTAGCAAGGAAACATAATATAAACGAAAAGGTAGATTATTTTTATATTCAAGAAGAAAAGAAATTAGACTTAGACTCTTTAGAATATTTAATAAAGAAATACCCTAACGACGCAGACTTAGGTGGTGCTATTAGAAAACTATTTAAATGTTGGTAAATATTTTAACTATTATATTTGGAATACTTTTAACTCCATTTACATTACTATATACAATAATAGAATTATTATGGAAAAGATTAAAGTGACAATGAAAGAAATATAGAAATTATGGAAGATAAAATATACTGTCCATGGGCACACGCATATGAATTATGTAAAGATTACTACACTCAAGAAGAAATAGATGATATGCTCTTTTGTGAAGTAAAAGAATTAATATTAGATTATGAAAAAGATTAAAGTAACTATACAAGAAGTATATGAAGCGATGAAACCTTCTGTTCAAAAGAATAAGAAGAAATATACTCGTAAAATAAAACATAGAAAAAATGAAAAAGAGGACATTAAATGAATTAAGACAAGTTAAAGAGTATGGTTGGACACCAGAGCCAACTGAAGATTTAGTAAAAAAACTAGACGATGCTATAAAAGCTGAAATAACTCTAAAGCAAGATGAAGTAGCAGAAAAACTAGATATGATATTAGATTTAGAAGATATAATTAGGACAGAAATGGTAAAAGTAGGTTTACACCCTGGAGAATATCCAGACTATGAAATTGAAATATATGAAGCATTTACAGAATTATTTGAATATGCTTTAAAAGATTTAAGATATCACTATTTTACGCGAGTAGAGGATATAGAATTTAATTAAAATATATCATATGTTAAAATTAGAATTTAATAGTATAGAACAAATGCAAGAGTTTTTCTTTGCTGATGACAGAGATTATGAATTAATTTACGATAACACTTATAAATGTATCGAAAAAGCAATTGATAATGAAGAAAAAACCGCTATTCTTGTAGTTATTAAATTTAAAAATAAAAGACACGAAATGATAATGGAAAGTAAATTTAAAGACTTTCCAAAAATATTAAATACTTGTTTAGATTATTTTGAAAATATAGAAGATTATAAGAAATGCAATGAGATTAAGAATGTAATTTACAAACTAAATACGATTACTAATAGATAATATATATAAATGAAATCAATTAAAAAATTAGATAACAATAAACTTAGAATAACAGAAGAACTATCAGATGGTAGTAAAAAAAGAATTATACTAAAAGGTTTTATTATAGGTGAGATACCAAATGAATATACTTCTTGGTTTAATTATAAAGGATTAACTTATATCGTCTTTTAAAACTTAAAATAATGAGAAAGATTAAAAAATACATATGTACAGAATGCCGATCAGAGTATTATTCAGCGAATAATGAAATACCAAATATAGTGGTATGGACAGATGGACACATATGTATACCTAAGTTATATGCAGAATTTGAAGATAAAAAGATTGAAAAAGTAAAAATAGATAAAGATGATTATTTATGGACTACTTTTTACAATTAGTTATATGTGTAGTCATGTAGACAGTTGATATAACAATAACTTGAGATGGATTGGAGCCAAAGGTCCAAACTAACTGACGAGTTGAGAGGTTCGATTCCTCTCCAAGTTACAAAGATTTACACGAGGCAAATCTATAATTAAATAAAATATAAACTATGCAAATAGCAAAGAAAATCAAAGAGTTACAAAATCTGTACTCTTGGAACCAATTCTATCAAGAGACTAAAAACAGATCGAGTATGTCGAAGTGTCAAACTCAAATTAGAATTAAGAAAAACGAAATTAACGAATTAAAAACCAAAAAGAAAGGAGTTAAGAAATGAAGACTACAAATCAAATAGAAAAAGCACTTGTGAAAAAAATAGATTTAGAAATATCTGCTATTGTAGCAAGCTTCATATCTCAATTACAAGACTTATACGATACCTATGGAGGCACTACTTGGTATACAATAGTTTATGATGCTCAAGATAAAGAAATATCTATGCTAACAAAAGAGAAAGTAAGAACTATATTACAAACAATGATTAAAGAAAATCATGGAGGAGCAATGCTTGCAAAGAAGACAAATCAATTACTAGCAAAATTAGAAATATTATAAAATGAAAACAAGAATAACATTATACAAAAAATTAAAACCAGAGGTTAAAAAGAAATTACAAGAAAATTACGGAGATTTTGAGCATTCAGTGAAGATTATATTTAAGTCTTTACATGAAGAGGAGCATTATAACGCATTGACTATCTTACAGATATATCAAGTATCATTATTTAGTGATACATATCCTAGTAATGTTAACGAATTGTATACAGGTAGTTTCGCTTTTAACGAATAAATAAAATAAAATGAGAAAATTTGATATACAAGACAGAATAGTATTAGACGAGATGATGGATGTTTTTACAAAAATAGTGCACCAGGAATATGACAATATGGAGGACAAAGGTAAAAGATTAATTGTCACAAGAGAATACTATCTATATATGATAGAAAGAGTACAAAATAAAATAGATGAGTTCACAACTAAAAGAGCTCTATCACATAGTAAAACACACAGATGAATAATATAATAAAAATAGATGTCATAGCTCAAGGAATTATGGCCAAATACTACGGTTCTACACAGAATTGTGGAACACACTTCCAAAGATGGACTTATGCTGTATTACAAGCGCGAGACATATTTGAAGGAAAATATAAAATAAACGAAGACGAATTAAGCGAAGAAGCTTATAAATATTGTAAAGAATACAAATTAATATGAAAACAGAAAGAAAAATAGAAATACTACTAAAATTTGTAGGTTCAAAAATAACTCACAACCCTAGTGAAGCTTACTCATATAATTGCGAAGTTGATATGGCAGTGGAACTAGAAGGAACAGCGGATGGATATGAAGTTTATACATTTAAGCATCCTGAAGATGAACTTTGTTTAAATGAAAATGTATACTATTATGATAGCGATTTGCCAGAATTAATAACTGAAGTATTAACCGAGGGTGAATGCTTACTTTATATAGATGAATATTTATATGAAGATCTTGGTATAGAAGAACAATTAGAAGAAAGTTTTGTGGAATTTATAGAAGATATTATAACTAAAGAAGATTATCATAGTAATAATCCATCTTTTAAACATATCTTAACTAAAAAAGAATTAAAAGAATTAAAAGAAGAATATGAGTACGAAAACGAAGAAACAGAAAATGCCTAAATGGTTTGAAGGACAGATCTACTCCGAAGGTGGAGAAGTAAAAAACCCATTCAGTGGAGAAACTTACGAATTAAATGCACTAGAATTAAGTTTATATGACTTTATAATTGGTAGTCAAATAGTTTTTGGCCAATTTCAAGTTACTGATAAACAAATTAAAGATTTTGATAAAGCATTAATGTGGTTTAGAGTAAATAACCCAGAAGCCTATATGGTATTATTAGATTAAATTATGAAAGAAAAAGAAGTAGAAAAATATATAAAAGAGCTTGGATTTACACCAAGGCATAATTGTAAAGCATTAGCAGCAGCTGTGACACATTATTGCTATGAAATAGAACGAGAAATGTTTGGAGCTAGAGTTCCAACTGAACTTGAATTGTTAGAATTATTATTAGCAAATAAACCAATTGCTGATTTACATACCCATAGCTATGGCTTTCACACTAGAAATGGTAGACAAATTATTAACGCATTACAAGATAAATATTATGAAGAAATTGATATGGAAATTATATAACGAAAATAGAATAAGTCACGAAGTGGCATTAGAACTATTAGATAAATATTACGAATAAAGAGTCTGGACCAAAGATAGTATAAAAAATAACCAGTTCTATCCCTTTATTTACACGAACGACAACCGAAAGCGGCTCACCGCAACTCGGTAGCTCATACACAGAACTCGACGACCAGTCATTCGAGGGACAGTATGGGCTTTTCGTGGTAGCGCGGGTATGAGTGTGATACTGTAACTTGATCCAAAAACAAACAAGCGTGCCCACGAACATAGCAACTGCTCTGAATGTCAGACTTTTGAGTCCATCATCAGGACTATGTAGCTCGTACCGTAAATGGTACGGGCTTTTCGTGGTAGATGATAACAGGATCGGATCCAGAGCCGCGGAAAACATCTCCACGGAACCAACGTTGAATTTAATGTTAGCTCATACTTGATCAGTATGGGCTTTTCGTGGTATGAAAAATATAAGATATAAAATAGAAAGAAAATTAGATAGATATAATCATTTAATGGAATTTATAAGAACATTAACTGGTATTACTGTCTTAGTATTACAAATCATAATAATCACTAGATTATTTAAATAAAAAAATTATGCCAAATATGAGTTACTGTCGTTTCGAAAATACGACAAGAGATATGCAAGATTGCTTAGATGCAATTGAAGACGGAGATACGAAAGAATTATCTAGATATGAAGCAGCAGCTTTAAGACACTTTTTAGCACTTGCATACATAATAACAGATTACGAACCAGATATCAAAGCAATATTAAAAGAATATGAAAACGAAAATTAAATTATTACTAATTACATTAGTATTAAGTGGATGTATAACTAACAAGAGATCAAAATCTTGTAAAGAATGTCCACAATATACAAAATTTAGTCCTTTATTCTTGGATAAAGTAAAATTAAATCCTTATCCTCACGCAATAGCTTTACAAACTAAATACGATAAGTAAAAGATAATATAACAAATATGATTATGACAAAAAAAGAGATGGACAAATTAGCGGATGTAATAGTTACTAAGCTGATATTAACACTTACTAAAATAAATAATCCAATGGAATTTGAAGGACCTGATCATGAGATTTTAAAAGAAATAATAATGCATGATAGCGAACATGAAATAACTGAAGAAGAAATGTTATTAGGCGAATTAGCTAGATTACAAACTATTCTAATGATATACGAAGGGAAAGATACAGTTGAAGGTTACGAAAAAGCAGCTATTATTTCACAGAAAATAAAAAGAATTGAATATAAATTAAATAAAATATGAAAAAAAATGGCATTAAGAAAAAAACCAATGCTAGCCTATGCTGCTAGCAAAAAACCAATAGATTATACTAAACCAGTATATATACAACCAAAATTAGATGGTGTTAGGTGCGTGATACAATAT